ATGCTAGGGTATATCTAGTCTTACCTTTGACATTTGGATCTACTGAATGAGATACTTGAGATGGAAATAACAACAGATCATTTTTTAATGGTTGCATACCAAAATTTTGAATATTATAGATATTCATTTTGCTTTGATCTTCTGAATCTTCAAAATTGTGACCGATTGCAATCAAGGGATTGAACAGATTCATATGGGTTCTATCTTTATGGAATATGATGTCTCCAGTATCTTGTTCAATTTCAATATAGTAAACTCCGCTGAGTATACTGCTGCCGTGCCAATGCGGCTGACTAAAATCATCTTTATAGTGTCTATTAACCCAACTGTTTTCCATTTCAAATGTCATGACTTTTTTACAGTCGAGAAAATCATAGACAAAATGATTTACCTTACTCATGATTTTTTCTTTCAAAGGAGCAAGTTCGGGGCTGTTGAGAATATATTTGTTTACAGAATAATCTCCGTTGCCGTACGGCATGCGCTCGTATTCTATATTTTCAATAAAGTCTCTCATGTCCTTTGCTAGACTTCCGAGATTGGTTCTATATAACGGAGTGGCAAATAATGGGATTACTTCAAAATTGTTTACTTGAGCCATCCTACTTTTTCTCCGTTATCGATTCTTCTCTGGTGTTCTTCAACACTCCCAGGAAAACGCCAAGCCCAAACGGCAACAAGGGCCATAAATATTGCAGTACTGATAATACCAATTGGCTTTACTCCTCCGGTAAACATCAAAATTAAACTCAAGCTCATCATGCCTAGCATAAAGAACTTCATCTTAGTTGGGAACACACGCTTCTCACCCCAATTGGTAAGAAACGGGCCGAACAATTTGTGATTATATATCCAGCGATGCATACGCTCGCTGCCCTTACTGAAACAGTAGGCAGCAAACACCACAAACGGTGAATAAGGAATGCCTGGAGTGATTACTCCGATGTATGCCATGCCTAAGGATAAAAATCCTAAACAGGTCCAAAGAAATTTTTTCATGTTATCCTTCTGCTAGTTGAATCAAGCCATATCCGTTGGCTTTTGTTTTTGTTTCGCGTTTGTCATTTAAGAATGTCATTACCTTTGTGGGATTTTTTGGATCTCGTTGGGGAATAGCGAAACTGATATGTATCCAAGGAAGACCCGAACCCGTTGTCTTATATTCTAACAACAACTGATCGTAAGGGACATTATCACGGACCCATAAGGCTATGTTGAAGTATTCTGATTTAGGAACACCGCGAAACTGGATGTCTGCTGCTTGTCCTTTTCCGTGTTGAGTTGTCGAGTCTTCCCTAAAGGTGTTAGTTATAAAAGCATTTGGATACTTTTTCTTGATTGGTTCTAAAGTATTAATTGCTAATAATTTAAGATTCTCAACAATAGTTTTTGTTGGTATACCTTGTACATTTGGTGCGGTGACTGGGTGATTAAAAACCACATTAGGTGTTTTAGTCAACTGCCCAAGTGTAAAACTTGGACTCAACTGAAGACTATCAGGAAACGTAGTTCCTACATCACCTGCAGAAGTTGTAGCAGGCGCTTTGTTTTTGGTAGCACCCCCGGAAGTTTTTCCAGTTGCTTTAACGGCGTCTTCTCTTTCTACTTCACGTGCATCTATAGTTCCGGATTTGGCTTTTGAATTAAAATATGCAGATCCCGGACCGCCACCTGCTCTCGGACCGCCACGTGATGCTGGCGGAGTATCTGCTTCAGCTTCATCGCCGCCAATAACAGCTCGTACACTGGGTGTATCTGTGTCAATGTCTGTTCCGACAAACACGTTTCCACTTCCGCCGACACGAACTTTGCCATCATTGTCAGCATTGTCTGTAAAGTTGACAGGCTTGCGATGAGCAAAAACATTTCCACTACCGTTTGCAGTAGTGGTTGTTCCTGGACTATATCTTACTAGGCTAGTGTCAACACTGGCCAACAGGTCATTGGCATATACAGTGCTGTTGCCGTCAGTGTTTGCGACTTTTCCGCCGCCACTGTTTGAATCTGTTAGGCGTTGGATCGGACGTGCCATGTTAGGCTAATTTAATACCTGTGGTACCTTGAAGATAGCTGTTTGAAAATTCTTTTTCAGTAGCATCAATAATTGTCACAGTACCCTTTGACAATTTTACATCTTTTTCATTGCTAACTGTGAATAGATACGGAGCCATACCCAAACCTTGTTGCCCCATGGTCAACACCATAGGTCTATTTAATTTATAATAATCATTAGTTTCTTCAACTAACTTAGCTATAATTTCTTCTCCAGAAGTTAGTTTTATTGTAACTACTTCTCCAGGTGCTGCGCCTTTGTCTATTAACATATTATCCTTGTAAATGCTTTTTTAGTTCTGTAAAACCACCAATTAATTCTCCGTCTAGGAAAATCTGTGGAACTGTTCTTGCTGTTGGAACTGATTCTAATAAATCTTCTTTAGTAAAACCATCCCCGATCTTTTTTTCTTCAAACTCAATGCCTTTTTGCTTTAACAATGCTTTTGCTTGATCACAATAAGGGCAATGATACTTACTCCATACAATCGCTCGCATACTTCTTTCCTTTACTTAATTTGAATATATAACACTTCCGTTTTTATCTACAACACGAACAACTATCATGCCTTTATTTTTATAACTCATAGCGGCAGACATTGCTGCCTGTTCACTACCGTAATGTCCGATAGTTGTCCAAGATTCATAAGGATTGTGTCTTTTGAATTGTGCTTTGTACATAATATATTATATAGCAGGAAGGGAGTCGTAGTCAAGATTTTCTCCCATAACACCGATAACATAATTGGTTGATTCGGATTCTTGTAGTGCTGTTTGTTTTTTACTTGTATCGCTATGTTTATTGAACCAAGGAATTGGCGTTGATTTTGGTGCAGGTGTTTGATACTTAATACCAATATCCTTGAGTGCGCCAACTGCGGTGTAGTCAACAAAATCTTTTAGAATATTAGAGTTTAATCCAATCACAGGACCCTTGTTGAACAGATAATCAGCCCATTGTTTTTCTTCACGAATAACATCCATGTACAATTGATAAACTTCTGCCTCGCATTCTGATTTCGCTTTAGCAAAACGTTCATCTTCCTTAACTACTTGATTAATTAAGAAAGCTGTCCAACCTTTGTGTAGTAGTTCGTCTTGTAGGATCAAACTGATGATATTGCCATTGCCAATAAAGATCTTGTTCTCAACCATTGCTAGGCTTGTGGCAAATGATACCATAAAGCGGAATGCTTCTAATGCGTAGCTGGCATGTAGTGCCATCCAAATTGCTTTGATATATTCCTTTTCTGGAATAGTTTCTCCCATTTGGTTACGGCAGTTGACTATATGAAGTGCTTCATAGTAGTTGCCGACAGAGCTTGCCATGTCTACAATTTCTTTAGTGTCATGAATTGTATTGAACACATCCTTAGGCACATTGTAGATGTTACGAATAATGTGACTATAACTCTTGCTATGGATATTAGTTTCGAAAAAACTCCAATTGCTGATCAATGCTTCTAATTCCGGAATACTAACAACAGGACCAAATACTTGATTAGGTGCTCGGCCTTGTAAACTGTCTAATGCTGTTTGACGCAACAGATTAGATGTAAAGATGTGTTTAACAGCATCGCTGGCGTCTTTAAAGTCGTTGGCATCCTTAGTCAAACTAATTTCTTCTGGTTGCCAAAAGAAACCACGTGCCGTCGCTTCAAAGTCGGCAATCTTTTTATATTTTACTTCTTCAAAACGTTGGATAGTAACTGGGCCAGCAGGATCCAGAAACATCTTACGATTAAGATAGTCTGTCTTTGTGTTTAAATTGTATTGTTCTTTGCTCATTATAACTTACATGCCTCGCAATCTTCGTCTTCGATTAATTCTCTTTCATTGTGAAATCCATTATAATGAACTTCAGGTGTCGCTTCTTGTGATCTACTACCAGCTTTGTTGATTAGGCTGTAATAGAATGTTTTCAATCCCCATACATGTGCCTGCATCAAGTTCTTGGCAATCAATGTAGTTGGAACTTTCCGATCTGCAAAGTGTGCTGGATTATAGAATGTGTTAGTTGAAATACTTTGATCGACATAGGCTGCTAATACTGCGGCTGTTTTTAAGTATCCGTCACAGTCTTTCTGTTCCCACATCATTTGATACTTGTTCTTAAGTTTGTGATACTCTGGAACAACTTGTACAAATGATCCTGCCTTTGATTCCTTAACTGAAATAAGGCTCATAGGCATTTCAATACCATTGGTGCTGTTAATAACAACACTTGAACTTTCAACTGGTGCAATAGCCATAAGTGTAGCATTGCGAACTCCGTGCTCTTTCATTTGGGCTCGTAGTGTTTCCCAGTCAAGTTCTGGAGCAAAGTCTGCCAGGTCGTTGACACCTTTTGCACGTAGCTCCCATGGAAATGTTCCTTGACCATATCTTGTTTTAGCACTATCAACACAGGAACCACGTTCTTTAGCTAACTCAACTGTTGCTTCTGTTAGATAAAAGGCTTGATGTTCCATCCATGTCTTGACATCTTGTAGTGCATCTTTCTCGCCATATTTGAGTCCACGTTTGGCATGCCAGTAGGCTAAGTTAGTAACACCGATGCCTAACGGTTGTATCTCATCGTTACTGAGCTTGCTCTGTATCGATAAGAAGTCTTGGTAGTCAAGGATGTTACACAAGCTACGCTGTAGAATACGACAAGCTCTACGCATATCTTCTGGGTTACGGAACGATCCCCAATTGATAGATCCCAGTGTACATAACGCTATGCGCCCCGCATCGTCGTCTAATCGCTTAAATGGACGTGTGGGTAATAGGATCTCACAGCACAAGTTACTTTGATAAATCGCATGATATTCTGGATCAAAAGGTCCTTGATTCATTACATTATCAATGAATACGAGATATATTCGACCCGTATCTGTGCGTTCTTTTAGTATACCACCCTTGAAAACTTCTTCAGCACTAAGAACTTTTTTTCTTAGGTCTTTACGCTTTTCATATTTTACATATAATTCTTCAAACAGATTTACATCTTTGTAAAAGGCTTCATATAAGTCAGGAACTTCATTAGGATCAAAGAATGTTATGTTTTCTTTGTTCTTAAAACGTCTCCAGAAGAAAGCAGACAACACAACACCGTAGTCCATGTGTCTTACCCTTGTTTCCTCAGTTCCTTGATTGTTCTTAAGTACGATGAGATCATCAAACTGATGATGCCAAATAGGATAAAAAACTGTCGCACTCGCATTACGGATTCCTCCTTGTGAACATGAACGTAGGTCTCCGAACCATTTCTTTAAGAAAGGTATCATGCCTGTATGCATAATCTCACCACCACGGATAGGACTACCTAGTGGACGTAGACGTCCAATTTCTAAGCCAATGCCTGCACGTTTGCTGGCATACTTGGCCATCATCTCTCCAGAAGCAAATATGCTATCCAGATCGTCGTCACTGCGGATAAGCACACA